GCTTTTTGCATATTTGCGGACTTCGTCCGTTTAGTATGGTGACGGAATGAACGTGCTGAGCGACGTTTATTAGTAGCTTTACGATGTAAGATTTTCATTTTTTTCGTCCTGTGGTTTATTTTAGTTTGAGGGTTTGGTGTCACCTAGCACAGTTACATCTAGTAAGGTAACTGTGCTCGGCTTACGCCGACCCCTCCGGGGTAGAATTTAAGGCCTCTACAGGCGGTACAGACTCAAAGTCTGGTTTAGGCTCTACTAAGCCTAATTTTTCCGCTTCTAAGCGGTTTTGATCGTTATCAAGGAATTCTATAAGATTGGCTGGGTCGTTATCGAAACGAGCCCGCAAAGTAGCCGGTAAACTCATAAATTCGTCATCGGCGGCAATAACGCGATCGAGAGCAGTTTTGTAATCAGAAATTCCAGAGAAATCACCATATTTTGGTGATATAGAAGAGTTTGGTAGTTCACCAGTAACATTAAATTGACGAAGAATAGTATTAATATCAGTTTCGTCTTTAAATTGCTGCTGAGCCAGCGATGCATCCTCACAATGCAAAGCTGACTCATCTGACGCAGCAATCGTATCGTAGTTATAAGGGGTACGTAAAAATGGAGAGCTAAATTTAGCCATTTTATTTTCCTAAAGGTTTAGAAAAGAGTTGATAAGAGCCAGTAGGCTTGCTGAAAAGATTACTAACATGGCCATAAGCACTAGAGCCAAGACTTTTAATATCTCTATACCAATAAGGATCAGAAGAAGGAGCAACACGTTCCTTAACGTTAACAGCTGAGTTAGATTGTAAGGTTGCATTAGCTTTATTTTGCATTATTTCAGATTCGACTCTACGTCCAAATTGATCAACATTATAAGTTTGAGACATTTCTTTAGCTGCTTGAGCTTTTTGTAAAGCAGATTGACTAGCTAATTGTTCTTGTTGAGCAGCTTGAGTATTAGATTGCTGATTTTTTAATTGAACATCAGCAGCAGTGTTTTGAGCTTGTAGCATAGCTTGTGCACCTTGAATAGCGCTTGTTGCTTGCTCGGTTTTAAAAGTAGGTTCAACGTGGGCACTCGCCCCTGTCGGGGTAGAAGCCCCACCTTGTGAATAAGCAAGCATAGGATTAAGTCCAGCAGCTTTCATATCTGCTACAGCACGTTGATAAGACGTATTGGACATATTTTCTTGGAATGACATTTGATTGTTAGCCATAGCCAAATTTGTTTTATTTGCATCAGCTTGAGCATTAGAGGCACTAAAAGCAGATGCGCCTACACCAGCAGCAATAAGATAAGGATTACTAGTAGCAACACCGGCCACTGTCATAACAGGGCCGGCAAGGCTAGTAATAGAATCGAACATTCCCATTAGAAGTGATCGATTAAGCCAGGAACAGAATACATAGGCATTGGTCTTGCTTTCTTTACATCAAAGAAAGAATCAAAGATAAATTGCTGACCATTAGCAGCAGAACCAACAGCAACGACACGTGATACAGGTGGTGTGTCTTGAATAAATGTTGAATTCAAAGTTGGTAAAGATGTAAATTTTTGAGCCAAATGCCAAGGATCTATAGTTCCGGCAGCAGTACTGCGGAAAAGAGAACTAATACGAGAAGGATAATAACGATATTCTGCCCAACGTTCTTGATAACCGAATACATTGTTATCGGTTGATGTTCCTGTAACATAAATTTCCTTATTAAGGATAGCTTGTTCGCCTAAAGTAGCAAAAGCAGGGAAGTAGAAATCGTAGCGAGTAGAACGACTCCACATACGAGACATACCTTGCTGGTATGTGAGATCAGCACGAATAGAGACTAAGCCAAGAATTACGCCATGTTCAGTAAATGATTGAGTGAACCCATGATTATGAGCAAGGGCAGTACCCATAGCAGCAAGTGTGCCCATAGGGGTAGTTGTTCCACTTGCATTCGTACCTGACGTTTGTGCAATGGGGTTAATATTAATAGAAGTAGAACCACCGCCAATATACTCAGGACGCTGTAAACGAGCATCGGGTGAAATAACCCCGAAGTGAGAGCGGATGATTTCTGTATAGCGAGTTCCTCCACGGGCATCCCTTTCTAGTAATTTCTGAATTTGGAAAGATTGACGTAATTGATTAATAGTTGCAGATGTAGCAGTAGCCAAATCAGCATACATGCCATTAGGGACAGTTGCACCGCCTAACCAAACGACGGAACCAGTACCAGCGTTAGCATACATTTGTTTTACTACACCGCTAGAGTTATATACGCCTACAGCAGTATCGCCAGCACCATCAAAGGTGACTGGAGCTCGTGTACCTAAAGGTAACGAGACAGATGCGCCTTTTTGTGGCCAAGGTAAAGCAGAAGTAAAATAATCTTTACGTTTACCACGACGGCGTAATACATAATTAGAGACAGTATCAGGACCATCACCAGTATCTACAACAGCAGAATCTTGTAAGTTTTCATCACGGAACCATTCGTTCCATATTAAGTTATAAGCACGAGGCCAAAAGGCACAATGTGACACATTTTCACCAGTCGTAACTTGTCCGACGGTAGGCAAACCCATATAGTCTTGTAAGCTGCCAATAGCGTAACCGCTATCTGGCGAGACTTGTTGAGGTACAACATAAGAAATCGAATCACCAGGATTCGCTTGTTGTCCCATAAATTTTTGCCAATTTGACCAAATTAGGCGATTAGGCACAAAGAAGAAGAAGGAATCGAGAACCATGTTATCCATAACAGGAAACAATGGAGTAGAGAGACGGGCAAATGCCGTCATATTGAGCTTAAATGTATCGCCCGGTAGAACTTCGTCTACATATACAGGGACGAGATAACCAGCATCGAACGTTGTTTTATGTGTTGACTGACAGTCAAATGAAGAGCGGGGAATATCCGCTTTTGGAATCATCGTAAATTGATGAACATTTACCGATTTATTGCGATGCATGTGGATAAGCTCCGTGGATTATTGGGTGAGAAATGTTACCATTTCTCTACCCTTAGTTTAAATACTTATTCAGTTATTACAATATCTTGTGCCCTAGCGATAACCCTAGGTGTATCGAGAGGAGTATAGATAGCAGTTTGATCATCCCATGAGCCAAGCTCATAGAAGTCATAATCTTCTGGATGGATGTTAAGTTCGGAGTCTTTTTTATTACATTCGTCAGTAAATGAGCGAATAGCGACTCCTACAGTAGGTACATATAAAGGGCGGTTAAAAGCATCGACAGCGCGATCTTTTACAGCACAGACAGTATATTTCATGAGGACTTCCTTTAAGTGAGGTTACGTTTAAGTAGTGATAGTCTTGATTCTAAGATTTGTCGCTTCGCATCCAATCTTTTAGGATCTTGATTATCAGGATTTAGTTTAGCATTAATTTCACGTTTGTATAGTACTTCATCATATTCATAAGGATTTGATTTTTTGTACATTTTGTCATACGCCTTGGGAGGCTTCATTTTTTTACCACGAACTATCACATAGTCGTGAGGAAAGACATCACTTTTAAACTTTTTGAACCATTCAGCGCCTATACCAGGCTTTAAGGACATTTTATTGAATTCAGGAACTCTTTTAACAATTTCGCCTGATTCTTGATCTATTTGCTCATAGTGTTCATGAGCTTTTTTTCCAGTAATTTTTTTCATAATATATCTCGCAACATATGCTGCTGACTCGAAGTTAACATCTCCAACGGAGGAATAACCAAATGGCCAGAGAGTTTCAAGGTGTTCGGATCTATAAAGCAAAGAACCAGAGGGAGTCCTTTTCCATAGTTTTTTATCATGAAAGTCGTATCCGAAGATACAGGCGTGGAAATGAGGTCTGCCGAAATTTTCGCCATATTCTCCAGCCATGTAATAGCGGATTCTAGCGTTTCCGAGTGATTTTCGAAGTCGCTTAATGAAGAGTTGAAAGTCTTTGTAATGTAGCGAGCCATTGCTTGGGAGATGTGTATTGTCATAAGTGAGGGTTATAAAGCAATTATTTGAATGGTTTTGGGCTTCATGCATACAACGCATAGCCCATTGTCGGGATCGTTCGAGTCTACACCCTACACATTGCCCACAAGGCAATGATAAGGAACGAACGATGTCATGTTTTCTAGTTTCATCGAAAACAATAGATTTGTCAAAGCATTGAAATGCTTTGAGGGGATTAACACAGGACATGTGAGGTGTCCAGAGACTTTATTAGAGTCTCCAGCCTCCACGTTGTGGGGCTTTTTGCATATTTGCGGACTTCGTCCGTTTAGTATGGTGACGGAATGAACGTGCTGAGCGACGTTTATTAGTAGATTTACGATGTAAGATTTTCATTTTTTTCGTCCTGTGGTTTATTTTAGTTTGAGGGTTTGGTGTCACCTAGCACAGTTACATCTAGTAAGGTAACTGTGCTCGGCTTACGCCGACCCCTCCGGGGTAG